TTCCCGGTTCCTCGAGATCATCCGCGTTGTAGATTGTCATGGTGGCGGTTTCCGTGGAGATATCCACATCCGACACGAGACCGAGTTCAGCAAAGATCTCAATAGCGGAGGGGATGATGTCCTGAAGTTCAAAGTACATATACTCAAGCTTCATATTCTTTCCGGACTTCTTAATCCCTTTCCTAAGGAACTGCAGTCTTGCCTGCGCCAGCTTCTGACGCACATTTGCGGGTTTACTTGTTGCTGCCATTTGTTTATCCTCCTATAATTCGTCCAAAATTCCTTCCATTTCCTTCTTAAGGCTATTGATCTTCCGGGTGTTCACCTTCGGCGGTTTGATCCCGGCAAAGTCATCTATATACTTCTTGGCCTGCCATATATACCAGTCTTTATCCACCACTTCTATACCGTGTTCGTTTTTGTTATCGACATAGCAGCTGGCCGGGAGTCCTGCGATCTTCGACCACTTGTTATCCTTCCGGTGCACTTTGTAAATCGTTTCATACTGCGGCATATGGGTGGCATATACACGGTTCACATTCTGCACCTGCACCCACTCACCGTTTACCTTGTGATAGCTGGCCTTATATTTTGATCCGGCCTTGGCGATCAGCTGATAATGCAGGATGTCATCATCATGCTGTATGGTTTCCTCCACCGGGATCCCGTTAATGTAATACTCGAGGATTGCCTTAGCGATAACCGTAGCGTTGTTGTTGAGCATCCATGCTCCTCCGCTGAGATTATCCCAGGCATGGAGTCCCATCTTCTCAAAATCCAGCTGTCCGTTAGTTAGGACACCTCTCACCAAAACCCCGCCTTTTATCTTGTATTTTCCTTCCTTGGGGATCTCGATGTAGTTGTTTACATCCTTCTGTATGATCTTCTGAATGATGTCTTCTTCGAGAGTGAAGCCGGTTCTGTCCTGCCACTCCTGGGTGATCTCCTGCCACTTCTCCTCGTCAGAATTGTCAAAGGACACCATGATACCGTCGGTGTTGAGCTGGATGATCTTGAGCGTTTTGCAGTCTTTAACCAGATGTTCTGCCAGTTCCAGGAGAAGGAGTTGACCGGTGATACAGACGGATCTTCCCATCAGCGGATCATAAAGATCGTTCCACTGATTAAGCATGGCTCCATATGTGGTATTTAGTACCAGCTTCTTAGCGTCAGCTGAAGCCTTGTTTCCGGCTTTCTTATCCTCGATCCGTGACTTAAGTACATCTATGTAGATCTGCGGATCCGGTATAGCTCTGCTGCAGTATCCATGGATTTTTCCGTCCATGAGCGGAAGTGATACCAGGTGAGGATAGTAGCTTGCTACATCCTTGTTGCGAATGGTCCGTGTCTCGGTGGATTCCTCGATATAATGCGGAAGTGCCCCGTGGATTCCCCCGAAGCCTATTGTCACTTCACACTTACCAACCTTTATGATGATCTTGTCTGAGAAAACAAAGTCATCCGTAAGGCTCTTATCGTGGAGCTGGTCAAAGTATTCAAACACCTCCGGAGGGATGTATTCTTTTTTCAGCTTATCCGGATATACATACTCCCTCTCATCCGTCCACGGTTTTTCCGGTTTTCGTGCGTGCAGGTAAGCTGCTGTAAGTTTTGCATTTGTCATATGGATACCGTCACGGACATCCATACCGCAGGCGCGGGCCAGGTTAAGTTTGTTGATCAGATACCCCTGCCGGATCCGATAAAGGATCTCTGTAGCGTCCACATCACATCGACAGTATCTCTCGACTTCTCTTCGCTCCGCGTCCGTGAGAGGACGATCTATTGTGAAGTCTACGCTGCTTTCCTCGATGTTCATTCCCAGATGAGCTTCTATCGACTTAAGGCTGATACCTTCCTGGCAGTCATCTCTGAGGTCAAAAGTGTGGAGCCTCTGGGTGAAGACGAAGTTCTTAAGCAGGGGGATATCCCATCCTTGCATACCATCTACGATGATATTGTCATTGATCATCTTGATCTGCTCAGGATTACATCCGATCAGTATCCCCTTGAGGATGTGATCATCATAGTGTTTATTGTTAAAGCCGCCGATGAAAGGATCGTCCTCCATAAATGCCCGCATAGCGTCATTGTCATTCCAAAACGATGTATACTCTCCGGTAGTTACTGACTTGGCCGTAAAGAGCCAGTCATAAGCGAAGACTTCATAATCGAAGATGTATATATCATCAATTTGTTCTTCAATTCCCATTATTCCCTCCTAAATAGATTTTCTCCGTAGATCAGATTCCCGACATGACCACACTGTACTCTGCTGTCACAGTACATTTTCACTCCCATCTCAGCTGCACGGTGGCAGAAGCTGTAATCTTCTCCGAGATAGGGGAGAGGTTCAAAGGGTGACATTTCAAAGTGTTCACTGAGTCTCTTAATCAGATCCACGCTTGTCAGCACAAATCCAAAACCGGAGCCTGCGATCTCAAATGTCTTATCCTTTGGGTAGTCATAAAACGGAAGTGCTGCGTGTTCTAAGATCCCGTCCTCACCTTTACGGTAAATGATCTCCTGATGTACGACCGGCCTTACCGGAAAGCCTCTGGTAAAGAACATCCCGCAGATATACTCCTTTCCTTCTTTCGCTCCTTCCAGGAGAAGATCCAGTGCGTCAGACCGGAAAGTCATGTCCGAGTCGATCCATAAGATATAATCGGATCCGTTTTCTATGGCCTTAAGTGCCAGCCTATTTCGTGCATCGTAGACTACTGATCCAATCTCGATGGCATACTCAGTTCCCGGCGGAAGTTTGAGGTTGAGGATGGATACAAAGGTCTCGGCCTGGATCGTCCTCATAATCGGCATTGCTATGGTTACTTTCATGTTTCCTCCATGATTCTGCATCCGGCTTTACGGTAGGTCGTACACCGGAGCTTATAAGACTTGATCAGTCCTTTGGTGTTGTCTACATAGTCATAGACCACCGGCTGATCTTTACCTTCAAAAGTCCTCGCCACCCGTCCTACGCTCTGGGTGATCACCGCATAATCTTTCTGCGGAGTTGCGAGGTATAATCTATCAAGCCTCGGTATATCCAGTCCTTCCTTGCACAGCTGATAGGTTGCGAAGAGGTATCTTTTCTTTCCGGTCCGCATATCCTCTATGGCCTGCTCCCGTTCCTCTTTTGCTGCCTTGCTGGTCATCTTTCCGTCGATCACTGCCGCCTGAGCTCTGAGCTTCGACGGAAGCATATCGTACAGCGTCTTAAGATGTATCACCCTTTCTGAGAGGATCAGATTATAGTGATCAGCGTTATCTACAAGGTCACCTGCAATCTGTTCATTTCTCTCCTTATTCTCAGCCAGATAGGTGATCATTTTTGCGTAATTGATCGTGCCGTCTGAGTTAAGGTAGTCATAGCTGAGCCCGATCCCGGTACCACGCGGCGATACTTCCACCTTCATAATCCTTCCAGCCACATCCTCATCGGGTACCTTGTACACTACTTCACCGAGAAGTGCATAAGTCGCTTTAATCAGTCCGTCTGCTCTGTGTACTGTTGCGGATAGTCCATACTTATGCCTGGCCCGGAGAGCGTTCAGTACCTTGCTGAACTGTGTTACTGCCGTCGGGGATCCGGCTACTCTGTGACACTCATCCGTCACGATCACATCCCACTCGTCCTTAACCGTATCCAGATCCACATTGCACATGGTCTGTATGGTCGCAAATGTGATACACTCCCCGATATTCACCTTTCCTTCCGTTATGGTTCCCAGAAGCTCCGGGTTGATATATTGCTCTGCCCTGCTCTTACTTTGATTGAGTAGGTCTTTCGTATGTGTCAGCCATAGGGCCCGCCGTCCCATCATCACGCATAGGGCTATACCCATCTGCGTCTTACCACATCCTGCCGGTGCCTGGAGGATCCCGTACTGTTTTTCCAGTACACCCTTAACCGCATCCAGCTGGTAGTCATAGAGGGGGATATGTGCTTTCTGATAATTCACATCCACCTTGTCCCGGAATGTCGTACTTATCACGGCCCCCTTACTCATGGATAGGATTTTCCTGCATAGACCGAAAGGAAGGATCAGATCATTTCCCCGGATTGTATACAGCGATATGGTCCGTGGAGTGTTTCCAACCCAGAAGCCCATGCGTGCCTTTTTGGTATAGTCCGGATTGGATAGGATCAGATTATCCTTGCACCACTTCCGGATTTCCTCTGTGGCATTTCTCACCTCAATGTTTTCGCCGATGATCACTTGCATAATGTTCCATCCATTCCTCCAAAGTCTGATAAATCCTCACATCAATCGACCTGAAGCCTGCACCTTCCATCTCCTGGATCTGCTTCAGCGCTACCATGTAGACTTCCTCTTCATAGAGGCAGGCAAACCACACTTCTGTATTTCCATTTGACCACCACTTCAGCGCTGCAGCTTCCTGGTTAGGCTCCACCCTGCTCACGGAGAGCAGGCCTGTGTAACACCTCTTACAGTCGATCAGACACGGCAGATCATCCTTGACCGCAATGATGTCTACGGGCTGGCCAGCTGCATTCTGTGTGAAGTTATGTGACCAAAAACCTGCAGCTGACAGCTCGTCACAAAGTTCACTTTCAAAGTGGGTTCCGTCTCGTCTGTTGCTCATGTCGTTTCTCCTCGATCTGATCTGTTAAGTCATCCTTCGTTTTGGTCAACTTAGCGTTTACCTTTTCATATGCTTTTACTCCGGCTTTAAGCTCGTTACTCAGCATACTTACCAGCTGTTCTTCACCTCCGGAACCAAACTTCCCCTCCAGTACATCCATGAGATAACGGAGCTGGTTAGCTACAAAGGAAAGCTTGCCGGTATTGATCTGATCGTTGGGAAGAGGTGGTGAGTCGAGATAGCTGGCAAAGAACTCACTGAATACCTCACGGTCCATCTCAATCACTTCAGCTTGAAAACCTACAAATTCCTTAATGTGAAAGATCAGATTCTCACGGGCTACTCTGAGCTTCAACATCTGCAATTCTAATGATTCCATGGTTCCTCCTTGTCGCGCCTGCCGGCGCGGATTATAAGATCCCAGATTTTACTATGCAAGCCGGGACCGCCCCATTGACGTAACTCGCGTAGCTGCCGTGGACATTCCCGTCGTCGTAGACAAAACGAGGGTGACACGCGTAACCAGTGCTCGGGTTTATATAGCAGGGAGTACACAGCCACCACCAGTCATCATACAGAGGCATAACCTTACGCCTTCTATATTTCCGGTATTCATCTGCAGACAGAATAAACACCTTATCTGTGACCGTTCCGTACTGATCATCACCGTCATCCGAGCACATATCTGTTTCGTGGTCGATGAGATTTTCTTCTCCCAGTTCCGGAAGCAGCTTCTCGATCAGCGTGTTCCGAAGAGTTGAGGTTGACCATTTCGCACTATTATTCTCATCAAACGGAAGCTCATCCCAAATCTTATTCATAAGGAGCAGTACTCCACCGTTGCACTCCGTATCTAAGACTACCCAGTCATAGCCTTTCCATGTGATAACATCTCCTGCCTTAATCATTCTCTTCTCCTTTCTCAGTCCACCATTTATACCTCGGGTTCTTACATCCTCTCTCATACTCAATCTTGATCAGATACCAGGCCCCTATGCCGAGGAAT